CTCTTTTGGCGCGACAGTTCAGACAGAATCACAGTCTTATACTCCGGCGCCACCGTGGCATCGGATTCAATGATCGATTGAAGGTTTGGTATCAGATGCTGCTTGCCGGAGATTGAGAATCGTATCGGGCTCTTTACATCCACCGGTCTCGGCACCTTGGCGTTGATATCTTCTGTTGGTGTGCTCATATTTTAGTTTGAAATGGTTGCATGGCTTACATGGGCTGCCAGATGAATAATCTCCACCCAATTGGTAGTATCGGTGTCCCGGCCACGTGTCTGAACCGGATTCAGGAACTTCACCCAGTCGCACCTGAAAATCAGCATATCCTGGTTATCATTTACAATCTGTTGCTCCCGGGCACTGTTCCCATTCGGGTTATTCGTCGCCAGCCAGCGACCTGCATCCGTGATCGCATCCGCTAGCGGGGCCATGTCGGTCGCATTGATCGCTCCACCAAGGTTCAAAGTGTCAAATGTGTCCCCAAGATAATTGTCCAGCAAGATCCGGTTCTGTGTCACTGGTGTGCCTTGATCATTCACGGCTTGGAAGCGATGCTGAATCTCGCAATAAACCACCCCTTCAGGGCGATATGGTCGATCTGGCCTGAATTGGCTGACCAAAATTTTTCGGCATGGCAAAGGTATATCCCTGAAATCGTTGGAAATAAGACAGTCTTCCCAAGTCGCCTTTCCTTGATTGATCAGTAGCGACCGTAACGCACGCTCGAACTTTGACGGGAAATTTACAAAAAATGCCATGTCAGAAATAGGGTTTTGTCAATTTGTTCCATGTGGAACAATCACTTTACGATCCATCCGCATTGGATAATGTTACCAGCTTCGTCCCGCCAGCCTTGCGCGGCCGCATATTCCATCTTGGATTGATATTCACGGTCAATCGCCGATTTCAATAGCGGGCCAAGTATCCGATGCGCCGCCTCGTTGTATTTATCCTCAAGTGCATCAGTTGATCCGTTCACACCGATGGTATTAGACACGATGCATATCGGTATCGGCTGATTCGTCCTGGCCGGCGTTACCTCGCTAGTCAGCAAAGTCTTTGAGAATGTTCCTCGATCGACTGATCCGAAACCTCGCCGATATTTAGGCGGCACATTCGGCAGCAATTGCTCGATGATCGCCGTCCAAGATGCCTTTAGGAACGCCACAGATGAATGTCGCGCGCTAACCATCCGCTCTGCCACCTGCTCAACGTAATTCCAGAAGTTCATCTGGTTCGCCATCCGTTCCAATGGTGTCGGTGCTTTAGGACCAATCTTGGCACCAGCCAGTGTGTACCCGACAACGTCAGGAAACGGTACAGGCCACCGGTTGCCAGTCTGCAGGCTGTACTTTGAATTTGGGTGCATTCTGGAAACAACAATCATCATGGCCCGGGTCTTTTCCACAGTGTTAGTCATCTGTGTTTTACCCTTGCTTCCAAAACTGACGATTGGCGTCATTTGAATCTGCATATCCATATCAATCCGACTCTGAGATGTAACTGGAGTAGCATCCTGCGCCGCCTGGATGCAGAACAGAGCCGTCCGGTTCACCGCGTAGGCTGGCACGGTGTTGCCGTAACGCAGGAAGATGGTCTGCGCCTTCCACAAATTGCTGGTATCCAGACGACACGTCAGATTATGGTCGCTCATAGTTTAAATAAAACCGCCGCAGCTTGGGCTAGCTGCGGCGGGTAACCCTAACTCAACTAAAATTACTTTTTACTGGCTGCCTGGAACTCAACCATTGCCTTCGTGACAGCCGACGCCACAGCGGAAGCAATCAGTTCCTCGGCCGACAACTGTTTGGCCGATTGTTTCTTGCGCAGTTCAAGTTCCGCCGCCGCCTCAGCATCAATCTTGGCGATTACGCCCTTTTCGACGGCCTCAGTGCAATCAACCACGGCCAGGCCATATTTGATAAGCGTTCCGACCTGGAACAGTTCATCCTTTGATAGTTCCTTCGGGTTGTTGGTCGAACCGATTGTGAACCGGCAAGCCTTGTGAATGTGATTTCCTCGCTGGAACAGAGGGTCCGGTGTCTTACCGTCAGACAAGAACTGACTGATTTTGATATTATATGGTTTTGAATTGTATATATCTGTGGCTGCAACAAGTTTCATGTGTATGTGATGTTTTGGTTTACCGTGGATTAACAGTCAACTTAGTACAGACCGCCGCTGTATGCCGTACCAGTCAGAGTGGCGGTAGCCTGGAAGTTGGTGCCGCTGGTGGCCGATGTGATAGTCTGCAAGGCGACGTACCGATTCACATCGCTAACATTAAATACCAGCTTATACCATCCAGCATTGCTGACCGTAACCGCCGCGGTGTTTGTGAACAAAACCGGATTAAAGTACGGAATGGCCGCAAAAAGCGAGGTGTACGGCGTCGTAGTCGTAAGGATACCAGGATTAACCACCGTGTTGGTGCAAACATGCAGATAACCAGCAGAACCGAAAGTATAATTCGTGACGTTATACGTTCCGTTTGGAGCAAAAGCAAAGTTTTGAACAATGGTCCAGTTGGTGCCATCGACCGATGTCAAAGGAGCGATAGTTACCGTACCAGTGCTGATCGGGTTGGTGATCAAACAGAAGTCGATCACAGATCGGCCGACGAGATTAACTTTGTCGGTGACGCCGTTCGTATAGCCCGTACCCACAGCCAGAACAGTGCTCTGGTTGAAGAAATTAGGCAGCAACGGGTATGTCCGAACAGGGTAGAACGTGTCATTTCCTTGCTGCGCCTGCGCACCAAGCGCGATGCCGAAGACAGCCAGACCTACCGCGATGATATTTTTGATTTTCATACTGTTTATTTTAAATAGTTTTCGTTTGTTAAGGTTCAGGATTAAGTAAGTGACGCGATCGAGTCCGTGCTTCGGCTGATGGCCACCGGGTGACGCAGAGCGCAGTCGATATAGGTGTTGACCGACAACTTGATCTTGTCCTGGTCGGCTTGAGTGAGTGTATCAAGCACAACTTGCCATCCGCCCCACTGGGCCATAACAACATGGCGACCGACAAGGGCGAGAATTACGTCGCCGGGAACCTGTTGGCTGTCCACGGCATCGCGGCCGATAACATCTTCGCCAACCCACAAAGCGGTGCTTTGGCCGGAAACCACCGTCGAACCAGTGAGCGTAGCCGGCGTGATGCGCAGCGAACCGCGGCCAACCGAACTGGTGATAAAGCTGGGTTCCTCGTCAATGTTCCCCTTACGGATCTGGGTTTCCATCGTGACAAGCTTATTGTACGCCGTGCTGGCGACACCGCCGAAAGTGACGGTCCCGATACCAATCTGGTTCAAGATGCCGAGCGGTTGATCACCGGCACCGGATCCAGTTAGAACCATCGAATCAGCGTACAGCGCATTCTGCTGCATGTGATCGTTCATCACCAAGGCTTCAAAATCTTCCGTGGTCTGTAATAGTGCCAGGCGGGAATACTTCTGCACGGAACCGATGCGGTGCGGGCGCAGATTAATCTGGTCGAAAGTCTGGTCGTACTCAGCCAATACAGCACCTTCAGCCAGAGATTGGACTGTAGTAGCCGATGTCTGGCGAGGAAGCACCAAGTTACCGATTACACCAGACAAGATGGTGATACCAGCGCGGCCGAGAGCCATCTTGTTGCGCAGCAACTCAATGGTCGGAAATTTGTACTGCGGAGCGATCAATGCACCAGCAGACGGAAAGTCACCAGCGAGCGAGTCGCGTGTCATGCGGCGCAATTGGCGGGTGCTGAACCGGCGGCCAATGTCGTAGGCCGGCATATTGCTCGGCAGACAGATACCGTTTGTCTCATGCGCTGCCATGCCGCCAGGGAATTCGTTCATGCGCTTGCGCAATTCCACATGCGCTTCATGCTCGGCGCCGTTGTTCAGCATGAACACACCGACGCGGTTACCTTTCCCAGCTTCGGTAGCCGCCTCATGGTAACAGCGTTTCAGGGAGCATCGGGCCGCCACTTCAAGGTCCATTTCGGCGGCTTGTTCCTGGTTCTTTGGAGCGCGGCTGTTGCGAATTAGTTCGCCGCAGTCGGTTTTGAAATTACGGGTGAGTTCGCCAATGTCGCCGCCTTTATCAATGGCTTCGAGTACCGAGATCGCTTTGCCGCGCACCTCGGCGCCGACAACAACAACTTCGCCGGGCTTGCCGGCCCAGTTCATTCCGCTATCCTTGACGAATTGCTCGGCCAAGGCGCGGATTTCCTTGCGGCCAGCCTCAACCTTTTCGCCGGTCGCCTTCTGCGCGGCCTCGAAATCAGTTCGTGCGGCCGCTCGGATCTCAGGATCCAACTTGGCGCGGATCACTTTTTCCTGTTCGGGTGTTACGGTTGCGGTGTCGCTCATATTAGTTGTCGGTAAATTGTTGTTTTTCTCGATTATGTTATCGTTCGGTAATTTCTTTGAGTCAACTTGGCGCTCAGGTGCCGAGCGTTTGTCGGCGTCCAACTTCACGCCAAAATGTTCGCAGGCGTTCTTGATGGTGGTTTTAACTTTCTTCAGGTCTTCGGCGGAGTATTTAGCCTCGTTGTGAGGCATATTTAAGTATGACCAAGCCGCTTTCGCATGTTCCTTTGTGTCGATTGGATAGCGGGATTTTCCATCCTTCTGATAGCCAGGGTCGGCGTATTTTACGGATCCGTAGGGTTTCTTAGTGTCGGCACGAATCAGGCGACCGTCGCAGGTCAAACCACGTTCCACCGCCTCATAAGCCAGTTGAGGTTCCACCTCTGTCCGGTCGCCAAGCATCGCCGTGTTGCCATCATAGGTGAAAGGCACCTCCCATGTCTTGGCATCCTGCGTCCAAGCTGGGCTGGAAACATGAGCAACAAACGATTCATTTTCATCGTCGTCAACTACCTGATGAATACCATGAAGCGCGTAGCTGGAATAAGCATCGCCATTGTCGGTCGTTTTCTTGAAACGAGGATCGGCATTGAGTGAGTCGCGGACTTTGGACTCCACATCGCTGTGCGAAATAGTTTCACGGCCATCGGCTGTTTTTGTTTTCATGCGAAATTCTCGTTCAACGGTTAGTTTCCGTCCGTTTTCTTCACCTTCGCCAGGGTCCTCGGCGTCCATACAGTCCTGGGAGCAATAAAGCGCCCCATCATCGCCATCCTTCATTTCAGCGCGACTCATGCCGCGGCCACAGGTATAGCAATGCGCCATCTCAGTCTTTGCCGCCCGCCCCTCGCCCACCGTCGGGTCAAACGGAACCGCCACGCTCGAAATCTCTAGTCCGCGCCATGCGAATACGTGACCGATTCGGCCATCAGGAAGTGATCGGGTGCCAATGTACTTCGTATGCTCGTATCCGTCGGATACATTGGGGCGGCTGCCGCTGCGGATCTGTTTCGCGCGCGTCTTGGAAAGCTTACTGGCACCATCGAGACTGATGATCGCCCGGGCAACCTTATCCTTTGAAATTGTGGCTTTTTTTACTGATCCAATATGGCGCGCATCTTTATGTTCATCCAGAAAAGCGGCACCGCCGGGCCCATTGAAGCGGGTGAGATCGGCGTGCTCCGGATCCATGCTCAAGATTTCAGTGTACGGCTGTCCTTCCTTGGCGATACCAAGCTTTTCATGGATTTTACGGGCGATCTGTTCGCCGGCAAATTCGGAAGCAAAAGAGATTTGGAAAGTGTTATCGTCGGCGAAATCAGCCTTTTCAACCACAACCGATCGGTAATAGATGCCGCCGCCTTCGATGGAGCGGTTTGACTTGTCGGCGTTCTCAAGCGCAACTCTTTGCGCCTCTTTTTCCGCTTCAGTAGGTTCTGCCATAGCAAAAACATCCTGAAGTCAAACCAAAGGCAGCGGCGACGGCATCCAGTTCAGAATCCACGGTTCCTTACCTTTTGCCATCGCCGCGCCAAAATCATTACGCCTTGTAGTTGACGTCCACCAACATAAATCGGAATACCTGGCCGCCTTCGACTTGGCCACCCGCTTCCAGCCTCATTGCATAGGTCGGGCCGCCCGGGTACAGCGTCAAAATACATGCCAATCCCCTTTTGACATTCGGCCACTGGGCGACCGGTATCAGTCCAGACCGGAACTCGGCGCGCTCCACCGTCGTCGTCGGGCTCTTCCCGAATGCCAACTGGAAATTTCCGTCGATCTTGGTATGCGTCACCGGCACCACGATCGGACTCGGTGCCAGCGCCAAGGACAAGGTCGCGGCGCCGAGCACGTTTCCGCCGCCTAGGAACGCTTCATAATCCGCCAGACTCGCCGCATGTTCTTGATAAGGGAGCATTTTAGTGTTCGCCGTTCTGAGACGATTCGATTAGTTCCTTGATGGAGGTTCCGAGCCGTTGCAGCGTCCAGCCACCGCGCACTGGATTCGATGTTTTCGTCTTGGGCGGGATGTCCGCAGATCCGCCCGGAGCGGTTCCCGCCGCGCTCGGTGCCGCGACCGTCTGCCCGGGCTCTCCCTTACCCATGGTCGGCCGCGTGGCGTCCACGTCGCCGTAGTTCAGGCCATTGATTGCCAACTCATCTTTTTCCTTCTTCAGATTGCGCAAAATCTTCTCGAACGACATTCCATCGGGCAACATGTCCTGCGCCTGTTGCCGCGTAATGTGGCCGGATTCGCACAGGAGTATGATCGCTTGGGCCTGCACCAAAGGATTGATGAACGGAAAACCAGCGCCTTTGAAGTGCGCGGCATCGCAGTAATCATCCAGCTTGCTCATGCTGATCGTTATGCCTTCATCATCGAAAATGCCTTTTTTGATGCAAGAGATCGTCCATTCACGGAAAATTCGGTCCAACCTTCCATCCACATGGTTTTTCTGGCGGATACGGCAAAAGCGTTGGAACGGTTCCTGGCACATTAGCGCGGCCATGAAGCCGAGATTCTGGAAGTTTCCGGTGGCGTGCTGCGCGGAAATACCGGTGGCCAACGCTACGTCTTCCCCGTTCTTCTGGCGGAATTCGGCCTGGTTTGCGTTCGGGAACTCGCTGCCGACCGTCTTCATCTTGTACCCAGGAGGCAAAGTCCGCTCCATACCTGGCTTATATGGCTGCGTCGGCTGACCGGAACCCTGCTGATTCTGGATTGGATCACTTTCAGCCGGCGCCACGCCCGGGATGCCGCCGCTCAGGGCGTTTAATGCGTTCAGTCCGTTGTAAAATTCCTCGCGCCGTTCCTGCGGGATGTCCAGACCGTTTGGCAGGTCTTTTTCCAGTACAAAAGCCCGGATATGGCTGGCGATCGCCACCAGCGTCAACGCCTTCACAAATTGCTGGTTACGCCAGATCGTTTGCACTGCGGCATCCAGTTCTGTCATGCCGATATCCTGCTCGGCGCGCTCCCGGAGATTCGAGTACAGGATTATGTCCTGCATCGGCACCCGTTCCCGCCACATCTTGCCGTCTGCCGTCATCACCGCAAATTCTGCCGGGTGCTTTGTCAGGATATGGTATGCCACCGGCCGAGTTGGATATTCCTTGTCGTACTCAATGCTGGCCCGGATCGGGTTTCCGTTATCCGCTTTGCCTTGGAACGTCTCCTGCAGCCGGTCAGCTTCGTATAGGTCCACGGCGAAACCAAAATCGTTGTGCTTAAAATTGCGGCGCAACCGGACAATTAGATTCCCCTCCCGGACCATAGCGCCCTCGATCATCCGGCCAGCCTCGAACCCGGCAATTTGACCCGAGGTGGTGAAGTTCTCACGTTTCATGAACTTCTTCCAATGCTTCTCGAAAATTCGGTTTACCTTTTTATCTTCGGTGAAATTCTCAGAATCGTCGTATTCACCGTACTGCATTTCCAGTTCAAAATATTTGTGGCCGATAACGTAATTCTGGAACGTGCGGACCACCGCTTTCCCCTGCGGCGTGTCCTTGGCCAGCGTCCGGGTGCGGCTGCGGGCCGCGTATAAATAAGGGAATATCTCAGTGTTCGGGCTGCCGTAGGTGCCGGCGAGGTCGGCATTGAATTCGTCGTACTGGGCGGCGGCGAAAGCGCGCACTTGGCGATTGAAGTCGTCCACCATCCGAACCGCCTCGTTGACCGGCGGCGGTGTCCGCTCGTACTTCATGACCTGGCGATACAATCCTTCTGCTTCATCGGTCACTGATGCGGGTGCTGATTCAGGTTTATCGCCGAAAATTCGTTGAAATAAGCTCATAGATTAGCATCCGATATTGAACAGCGGACGTGTGATGTTCCCGGGCGCATTGCCATTGGCCGCCCGTTCGTTCTGGACCTCGATCTTGCGCCGTTCCTGCCAATAATTTTCCTCACCGCGCACCTTGTCGATCTCCATCAATACAAACCGGCTGCGCTGGATATCGGTTTCCTTGCTGGTGCGCGCGTATAGCTCCAGCAATGTGGACTGGATCTGCGTAATCATCTGCTGGGCGATGGTCAGCGTCTGCGTCGATGTGCCGGCGGACAGGTCCGGGCCGACTTGAAAATTATCGTTGTAATAAATTTGGTTTTTCTGCCCCGTTCCGCTGTTGATCGCCTCCTCAGAAAAAATGTACGTTCCCGCGTTCGCAGCGGCCAGAAAATTAGCCACATTGAATGTGTGAAACGTGTTGGTTGAGTCCGGCGCTGAATTGACTTGCTGCTGGATGGTAGCGCCGTTAGGACCAACCAGAGAAACGGTCAATTGGATTCCCCACCCATCGCTTGGTAAATACGAGGGCAGGTTTCTTTGGAAAATGAGGCTGTCCCCGGCAGCAAATTGCTCCGGTTCGCGCCAAATTAGTGGTGGCTGTGCCATTTGACCAAAGACGAGGTGTCAAACGGCTATTAAGTCAGGTTGACATGTCCCAGAAGATTGTCCTGTGCTGCTCGGACTAAAAGCATAAGTTCGCAATCCCGAAAATGGCTTTCACGGTTGGCTATGTCCTCGAATTTTTCAACCTGCCGCACCTTCGTCTTGTACCGCGCACTGATCTGCTGTTCGTAGGTCAAAATCCCTTGTTCCTTGTCCTGCTGCTTAGATGACAATGCCGTGCGCGGCAGCACCTCGAAGCTCGGCATCCCCGGCGCCTGGCTCAGTATCGCGTCAAGTTGCAACTCCATTTGGTAGTTGGACCAGCGATATTTCCAAAGGAACATGCGCACCATCTTCCCGTCTTTTTCCACCGTGTACGTAGGCGTCATCGCCCCGTCCGTGAATGCGCTCGGTTTGCCGTTTATCCGGAACTCAGCCCGTTTATCGCCGAAAAACAGGCGCCAGCAGCTCGGGAACGGATCACGGCGACCGGTCAACTGATGCGGTTTATCCGGTGTAACCCATTCAAAATTCATGGCCGCCTGCATCATTATCTGCGGCGTCCAGTACGAGGAGTCTATCACCAGCCGCTGGTTCGGCACCTTCCAGAACTTTTGAAGATCGATCATTTCATTCCACGACTCACAGAATTGACGGGCTTTCTGGATGGAATTGCCAGCGGTATCGAATTCCCGGATAATCACCCAGAACGATCCCGGGCGATCTTCGTCAGGACCGGCGTCCAGCGCCTTCTGCACGTCCACCGCCATATTCCGGCTGTGGAAGTTCGGCATCAGCTTCGTCGGATCCTGTTCGTATGACCCGATAACGATAGTACGGCTTCCCTTGATGTCGTCCTGTTCAGGATTCCAGTCTTCGCCGGCCCATTTGGTTCTAAACTCCTGTAACGGCAGCAGATTCCCCTTCTCCCGGGCGATCATGGCGCGCTTAAACGCAATCAGGCAGCTACCCCATGAAATCTTTGGGTTCACCCAGGCTGGTATAGAGTACCCAAAATGCCCGTCCAACGCCTTCGGATTGCTTTCGATGTAATGCGAGCTGCGATCAATCGACGTCCGCACCTTTCCGCCGTTGCCGTCATCCCGCCACTGGCCGCCACAATGAAAGCATTCGTAGTGCGTGGTCCTCATGACATCGTTTTCGTCCAGATCACCGGTCGGCAGCTTGGCCGCATCCCCGCCGCCGTGGCGGAAGCCGGAGCTCTTCTGCTCGAGCAACAGTGGCCGGTGATGCTCGATCCAAGCAGTGTGGTCCAGCGACGGTATGATTAGTGGTACCTTCGGCGTGAAATCTTCGCCACGGGTGCGGTGAAGCAGGAACGGCTGCTCGCCGCCGCAACTGGGACAGGTGACCTGCAACTTGGCGTCGGTCGTGGTCCCCATGAACTCCGTGAAATCGTCCCCGGCGATGCCGCCCTGGCTCTCGACAATCCACAGGTCTTCGCCTTCATGCTGGCGGCTACGGATGAATGCGCGCCGGATCTGGCCGTTCTTCTCAATCAACGCAGCATCGCTGATCATACCGTACCGGACCGTGATTTTCTGGGTGGACGCCTCATTTAGCGGCCGGGCGCGGAAGATGAAGCCAGGGAACCGAATATCCCGCTGCGTCACGTCAAACCGGGTCTCATTGTTCGAGAGTAGTTCGCGCATGACCTTGCCGAACGGGTTGATGCTGCGCAACAGTGGCCCGAACCGGTTCTTCATGTGATCATTGCAGGAGTCGCCGCTGATGTCGTAGATGATCACGTTGCCTGGATCCCACTTCATCCGGTCCTTGATGATCAACTCACCGATGCGGCTCTTCCCTACCTGGTTGGCGGCACGGATACCGATCTTGCGGGTGGTCGATGCCCGGCTCACTTTCAAGATTGGTCTATGGAAGTGACAGGCTAGAAAGTCCTTCAACTGCTCGTTATCGGCGTCGTCCTCCCAGATTTCACCACGAAACAGTTTTTCACCCGCTGCCTCGATGCATTTCTGGACGCCGCCGGTGTGGATGCGAGGACTCATTATTATCCGAACAATGAAGGTTCAGGATCAAGGCAGGCTGGTGAGAACCATAACCTCTCGCATTTTCCGTTACCTGATCTTACATCCGCTTGGACGCCGTATCCTTCACCAGCATTCCATGCGAACACTTTCCAATCATTTGGCATTTCGTGTTCGTGAGCATATCCGGCAAGGCAGATGCGCATAAGTGGGTCGGCACCTTGTTCAATAGCCCATTTACGAACATCGTGAGCCACTAATTCACTGTCTTTACGATAGAGATTTTTTCTTCTTTTTGCTGTATCAGCATAAGGAGGATCTAGGAATACACCCGTAGTTCCGTGATTTATAGTTACGCTAGGTCCGCAAACTCTAGTCCAATCACCGCAACAGACTCGGACACGGCGCAGACGCTCTGCAAGCTGTAAGAAATAATGCCTCAAATCTTCATCCGCTGGAAGAGGTGCATTCCCACCAGCCGGACCGGCGATTACGGGTCTCTTATGTTCCACACCCCTCCCCTGATCTCCAACATGCACCAGTTGCCGGTTCACACCCTGACCCTGATTACCGATGTGCACCAGTTGCCGAGTTCCGGCAACGTCCGTGACATGCCACGGTCCATTGCCGGAACAGAATCCGCTGCCGATCCAGCAGGCGGTGCCCCATACCCACCATCCGGCAATCTTTACGTCAAAATAATCCGGGTCGCCTTCCAGCTTTGCCTGTAATGAATCCTTTTGTCCAACGAGCCATGCATGGCGCGCGTGTAAATCGTTTTCATTTACTGGCCAGTCAGCGAACTTCGCCACCGCATCCGGGTCCGCTTGAAGCGCCCTCCAGAAATTACTAAGCAATCCATCGGCATCATTCACAGTTTCCGTTGCAAATGGCCCATCACGGCCAAGCAGCACAGCACCGCTTCCAAAGAAAGGTTCAACGTAATTATCCACATTGCCGAAGCGTTTCCATATTTCAGCCGCCACCTTGCGTTTACCACCCCAATATGGGAAAGGCGCCTTTAAAGTCTCACTCATTATCGTTTCTCCTTCTCTTCCATCGAATTTTTCTGACATTCCTCATCCAAACTAGCCAACCGCCGGCAGAACGTCGCCTGCCACTCGTCCGTCCCCGCCGCCGCGACCGTCCGCAGCCGCGCCAGTATCCGAGCCCGCAGATCGGCATCCGGCACCAGTTCGGTCAGTGCTCGCTCCATCTCATCCGGCAACAGCTTTTCCATGGCGTCCCGGACCGTATTACGCGCCACCGTGCCGACGGATGCCATCGTAAATTCGTGCGCCGCCGCCATCATCCAGTCCCGGTCCATCCTCCGTTTCAGGTCATCCCGCTTCATCTCAGCTATGTCGGCTACAGCAGCCGCTTCACGCTCAGATGGTGAGGCTAGATATACAGTGTCCACGTTGACACCGTTGACAATTGTCCTGTCAACTAGAAATCTCTCAATCCACTGTCTTCCAAGGCTTTTTAGGTGGTGTCCACGCACCGGAGCCGGATACGGTGTCGTGCATCCTTTCGGGAGGTGTTTACCGTGAAGCCAATTAATTAAATGCCGCCTGGATACTTGAACCGCCGGGTATTCGATCGATATCCAGTCAGCCACGGCCTGCTGCCCGCCATTGATCGTATCATGCTCTCCATCAACTACAATCCGTTCAATTATTCCAGCCTGTTCAAGATCGGATACACCCCTTTTTGTGGCTTTGTTGTTCTGCCAATCATCGTACAGTTTCGTGAACCGCAACTGGTACGGCGCCGGCAGTTTGTCGATCTTCGCCCTGATCTCCTCAGGGATTGTGGTGCTGACAGGTTCAGGCGGCGGCTGGACAACTGCAGCTACCGCAGCAGCGGCGGATACCGCGGAGGCGGCAGCTTGGATGGCTTTTCGATTTCTGTCTCGATATTCAAGTGCTTTAAGCCGCTTGTACTCCCGCATCTGCTCGGGTGTCTTGCCCCGGCGTACCACTGTGGTTGTTTCGCTCATCGGTGCCACGCATCGGCCACCTCACGCCGACTTCCCAAGCTTCCGCTTCAATGTCTCAATGAAGTCCACCATCGGCTTGACCTGGATCCAGAACTTTTCCCGGCGCTCCGATGGCCACTGCTCGATCGGGCCGAAGTTCGGGTCGGCCTCCATTTTCTCGATCGGCGCCTTCAAACTGGAATATTCCAGCTTTTCCAGCACCTTGGCGTAATAATTCACGTCATGCGCCTGCTGCGGTGGCCGTTCCACCTCCAGTTCCAGGAAGCCGGTCGCCCCAAACATCGCCTGCTTGTACGAGAGCATCACGTTGAACCCCTCCAGCACGGTCCCGTCACCGCCGCCTTTGATGCGCTCGAACTCGGGCACGGTCGCCAGCTTCCCAAAGTATTCAAGCTGCTCGAACGGTATCTGCTTCCCTTCGGTGTCCGTGAACAGCAAGGCGTACTGCCGGAAGAAGTCGATGGTCATCTTCTTGCCAGGCAACGACTCTTTGATCTCGTTGTAGTACAGGCCGACCTCGCGCATATCATTGGCAAGGTCAATCCCGTCGTTCATCCATTTCAGGGTACGGTCGCGCAGCTTGACGATCGGGGCAGTAACCTTTTTGAGCAGCGCGGTCTGGACGGCCAACTCTTTGGGATGTTTTTCGAGGAAATCCTGGCGCGGGCCGGGAAGCATTTTGTTTTTCATGGTGTGGATGTAGATGGTTTCTATGGTGATGGAAACTTTTGTAAGAATTTACGCATGATATATTCCGATTTGAAGCCGAACCAACATCACCGAAAGAAATCCTCGTCTATTCATAATCAGTGAAGCGTAACTTGTCCTTTCGTGATCATGATGTGGGCATTGCATGGCGGACTTTTCCGAGAAACCGGATGCTGCTGGATGCTGGGCTCGATCGTGCAACCGTCCCAGCTAAAGTCGTCCGCTGGTACAAGCTTCCAAACCTTTCTCGCAAAGTCATACTTTCCATTTATTTCGACAAGGATCGCCGTCTGCTGGTGGCACACTGGGCATACATAAGCCAACTGATGCAGGCCAGGCATAACCGAAACTCCCATCAATGGATTGAGTTCGCTGAATTTCATTTATTCCCCAACGTCATACACACGCCGCTGTAACCGTTACCCGCAACCGGCTCCAGTTGCCCGCGCCGCTTCTGCGCCATCTTGGCTCTCGACTCCGGCGCCCGCTGCTCCTTCCGAGCCGGCAGATTCATGAACTGCTGGAAGTCGTCCAACATCTTCCGCACATTCTCCCGGGTACACCCATGATCCCGCGCAATATCGCTCGGCCGCTTGAAATTGATCTCCTCATCCAGCCCGATCGCATACGCCGCCGCCTTCGCCGCCAGCAACGTGGCCTGCTTCTTAAATATCCACTGGAACACCTTGCTAATCGCCACGTTACCGCTGCTACCGTTACCGCCGCCGCAACCGAATCGCTCCTGGTACCACTGAATAATCTCAATCACCCGCGATTCCGACGAGCCCGTGTCCTGCGCGCACTCCTGCGTCCAAGAGGTTTCGTGGCTGGAATGGTCGGCGAGATTGTTGTCGATCATTGAAGGTGAGAGGTTTAACTGGTTAGTTCTACCATGCGACAACAAAACACGATTCGAATCGCCTTGTCAACCACCAAAATCCACAAATCTGCCGATTTATGTGGAAATGACATTTTTTAGTGCCGGGCGAGAAATTTGAACAGTTCGGTAACTTGTCTGGGATCAATAGGTTCCGAAAAGAATCCTTTCGAATTTGAGCCATTTTGGCGCACCTCGCCGCCTTCCCCACCCAGCCCCGCGCCGCCCTGTCTCACCGTGTGCCACCCTGCCCCAGTGCCGCCGCTGTCCCCTGTTGCGGTGCCCGTTGCGGTGCCCGTTGCGGCTCGGTTGCCCGCGCTTGGTGTTATCATGCCTTGTGGCATGGCGCCGCGTGCGGTGTCTCTCTGCCACGGTGCCCGACCTGCATCCCCATTGCCACGCTACAGTGTCCGGTTGCGGTTGCGCGGTGTCCAGTGACCGTTGCCGTTGCGGTGCCGCATAGGGCTGGCGTGGCGGGCGGTAGTATTGGTGAACTACCAAGAGTTAACGGATCGGACGGCGTCAATTGACGCGGCCATCGTGACAATTGACGCGTTACATTACTTCATAAAACCTAAAAATGGCCAATAAGCATCTGAATACGGCAAACAAGTATTCGAAAAGTGCAATTAAGCATCTGAAAAGCGCAATTAAGCATAAACAATTAATAGTTAAGGTTTTGACCATCGTTTATCGGACCCTTTTTTTCCTCGTTCTTTCAATCGCTTATATGTCCGTTGGATGAGCCAATCAGAAAAGTTTGGGAGTGTGTATCTGCAACCGATATTCAACAAGCCATTGCAACCGGCGCGCAATTTGGCTGGATTGCTACCGTATGAACCCAACTGACTACAAAGCACAGCGCGAGCTACGCGGCACACAGGCCAGTGTAGCCGCGACTTTGGGCGTGAACCGCGTAACCGTCGCCCGCCGCGAGACGGGCGAACAGGTGATAACCACAGAGGCTTGGCTCGCGCTTAATGCCCTGCCAAAGAAACCCTGCCACGGTGCCCGTCCCGCATCCCCGTTGCCCCGCTACGGTGTCCGGTTGCCGTTGCGCGGTGTCCAGTGACAGTTGCGGTTGCGGCGCTGCGTAGGGCTGGCTTGGCGGGCGGTAGTATTGGTGGCGAGTGTCCTGTATTGTGGCGAGTGTCCAAGACACTATTGGACAGTTTTGGACACTATTTAGTGCCTAGCATTTGTGTCTTTCTGGACACTCATGAGAATGTCATTTGTTTGCAATGGTTTTATAAGGTTTGAAAGTGTCCACTACTTTAACGAAATGTCTAGATAATGAGACACTTTTAGCTTGGCATGCGCAGTGCTATATGTGTCTCATGAAAATTAATTCAATCAAAGCAATCGGAAGTGAAACTGCCCCGGCTGCGTTCGTTGTCGAATTCGTCAGCTTAACACCATTCAAACCTTGTCGGGCAGTCTATCCTGAACAGGTTTTGCAAATGCGTGAATGGGTCGACGATTGCCATTGGTCCGACGATTGCGAAACTGAGGACTTTTCAGACGCTCAAATAATTCGCGGCGTAAATCGCTTTTTTGACGGCGGATTAGAAGCTTTTCTTGAAACGTGCTCGGTTGCGGCTTAAACCTTTAACCCATTTATTATCATGATCAAATTAAATCAAGTCGTCACTATATCAACCAATAATGGCACGGTAACGCGCACGGTCAAAATTGTTGCCAGCCCTGATTGCTTCGGTGAATTTGTCTACCGTGAATTTTTAGGCGAAAGCCGCAAGCTTGGCGGGATGCGCCACATTGCAAATGTATCTCAAATTGTCCCCGTAGCCTATTCCCAGTCGTTTTACAATTCACAGCTTGCAGAACTGATTTAAACCACCATTAACCACAAATGATATATTATACTTATGACCAAAATCCAACGCAAAACAATCCGTGAAAAAATCATCGCGGCCAGCAGCGAAATGACCGCCGAAAGCAGTAACAAGGCATCCGTCGTCACCATCGGCGGCCATAAGATTGAGCGGCGGTTGCTCTATGCTGGCGGTAGCCAGTGGTGCGGCTGCGGGCGCGACTGGGACTCCTCCGAGAGTGGCTGGGCGTGGGTAGTAGATGGCCAGTACAGACTGACCACGCCTGATTTGTTCGGCTTCGACGGGCACAATATGATCGAGGTGCAGACGGGGGTAGTGTCTTAATTTGAAATTATTTTAATTTTTCGGGCTGTTGGGCCTGAAATTTAGTCCGCAGCCAGTCATAAACCGCTTTTTGCTCATCCTGTCCCGCACGCCTTACTTGTCCAAGTAACCAAATTGCCGTTGGCTTTTCGCTGGTGATGTTCTTTGCCCCTTGGTTGCAGGTTGAACATAAGGCGCGAAGATTTGAAAGCTCATCTTTTCCGCCAAGGCTTTTGTCTTTGATATGGCCGATATACAGCCGCACTTTCCGGCCTGTGTTTGGGTCAATGTCGCCCGGACACAACCCACACATTTGGCAGGTGAATCCGTTCCGGTCTAAAACTTCTGCCCGCAGCTTGGCGGAAATCGGGCGGGAGAATTTAACATTTGGCTTC